GTTCCATAGGATCGTTGGGAGATGGTGTAGCGGTGCAACATAATTTATATGGTGTGTTTTTAAATTCGTCAATCAATAACTTTTTGGTTGATCCCTCAAAGTTTTTTAATATTGAACTTTCATCCAAAACAATACCACCGAAAATAGAGCAATCAATATTGTCTATTTGTTCATAATTGCATATCTGTATTGGTGAGTTAGTGCCATCATATTTACATACTTCAATGTGGAACTTTTTACCCTCTTTTATAGTTTGTCCGCCGACCGCCAGAGGTGCTAAAATCAATACGGGTTTATTGGTGTGTTCGCTTACTTTTTTAGCCCATTCTAATTGCATTAATGTTTTCCCCAAACCGCAATCGGCAAAGATCGCATACTTCCCGGCTTTCAATGCACGTTTAACTATAAACTTTTGAAAGTCAAACATTGCTTTATTCAAATCATTTTCGGCAACATCAAAACCGCTTAACACATGGTTCTTTTGTTTGCCTTCTAAAAATTCGATATAGTCCATAAAATACTTTTCGCAAATATAACAACTGTCATACAAATAATCAAATAAATTGCCGATTATTTTTTAAATAAATTATTTTACTACTCTACTAAAGTTATAGAAAATACCCCGAAACGCCAATAAAATATAGCGTTACAGCATTAATGCAAGCCTATTGCAGTATGTTAAATATTGCGAAAGTAAAAATAAATATCAAAAAAGACTTGCGTATGTGATATATACTCTATATATTTACACCATGAATAAAATCATAGACATAAAAAAGGAAACAATTAAGGCACTTACAAATGATGCCTTAGATTGTAATACAAAATTAAAGCCTTATGTAGAATCGGTTTTAGATGTTGTATCGACTGATGAAAGAATCCGCAAAGCAGTAAAGAAAAAAGTTGGTGTATCATGACATTCACGGGCAAGATAATAGCAATCAACACCGAAGTGGAAACGGACAGTCTGACTTTAAAGCACAAGCCGTTCCGCAATAATGAGATAGCGGTTGCCGATGCCGACCATAACCAATTTGTCTTTAACGTGTCCGGCAACAGGTGTGAGTTTTTGAATGACCTGAAAGAAGGCGACCATGTAGAGGTCACGTATCTGGCGAAGTGGTGTAAGTATAAGAACGGGCGGTATTTTCAGAAGAACGATTTGCTAACTATAAAAAAACTGTAATGAATATATCTGAAATATTAGGTAGTGGTTCAATGTACACCCTGTACCTATTAACAATAGATGGAATGGAAGCTGGTGACATGAATCCATTCTGCTATTTTCTCAACCTCTACCGCATTGGATTGATTGTCCAGTCGCATTGGATTGGGAGATGTGCAGACATGTTTATTCCTGGGACGATGTGTTTAACAGGCAATCCTCCATTATTCACTCCCGGTCAAACATTTGAGGCCATGAACGACGAGTCAGAACGAAGCATATCGGAAGCATTGACAGCAGGCTTATAGAAAGGAGATCACCATGGGACTTCTTGATTGGTTTACAGGCGCAAACCCCGCAGCATCAGTTGCACAAGGAGCAGTAACCGGCGTATTGTCTGGCATTGGTTCTGCTGCAAACAGCGTCCGGGAGGCGATTACCGGCAAGCTCGATGCTGACGGCCAAGCCCAATTTGACCTGGCGTGGCAGCAACTCACCCAAAAACTCCAGGAAGGCCAACAGGCAATCAACCTGGCTGATGCCAATTCCGGAAGTAACTTTCGTGGCGGCTGGCGTCCTGCACTCGGATGGGTGTGTGCTCTATCGCTCGGATCATATTATATCCCCCAGGCCCTCGCTGGGGCCGTTTTATGGGTAATCCAGTGTGGGTCCGTTATGATCGCGGCAGCCGATATCGGGAAAGTAATCCTTCCTGCCTATCCGGTTGTGTTCAACGTCGAAGAAATCATCGGTCTGGTTGCTTCGCTCCTTGGAATGGCTGGCCTGCGTTCCTACGACAAGAAGCAAGGAAACTGTAATTGACATTTTAAATATAATAGGCTAAATAAATGAAGACAGGCATAGTCAGGCAAAAGGAAGCGGCGGTAAAGGCCAAACGTCAGAAGCGTAAAAAGAAGTCCAAAAAGGGGAAGAAGACATGAACGTAGTTTTATTCGCGGCTCCGACATCAGAACCGATTACCCTTGCGGAATTTAAGCTCCAGATCCGTGGAGACAGCAATTCCTGGGATGACGGACTTGGCCTTACCCAATCACTGGCCTTTGTCTCCCATGCGGTCTTTAACGAATACACCACCCACGTTGGGACCGGAGTTCTTGTTGCTGGGAAACTTGCCGAAGTGATTATGTCCTGCGGGACCAACGGAGCAACCGGCACAGTCGATACCAAGATCCAGGAATCCGACGATAACGCAACTTGGACCGACTGGAAAATAGATGGCGTCACCCAAGCATTTACCCAAGTCACTACGGCCAACGACAACGCCGATTACAAAAAACAATATACAGGCACGAAATCCTATATCCGAACTGCCTCCAAAGTCCTTCTAGCCGCGTGTGAGTTCGGGACATCTATATTAACCAACGCCGCAACCACCGCTGAAGACACCCTATTGACCTCCATCATCCAATCATCCCGTGAGATAGTCGAGGATGAATTACGTCGGGCATTATTCACCCAAACATGGGACCTACACCTAAACGAGTTCCCGCGCTGCAACTACATCAAGATCCCTTTTGGAAACCTCCAGTCCGTCACCTCCGTCAAATATAAAGACATCGATGGCACCGAAACCACGATGACCTTGACTACCGACTATCTAGTTGAAACAAACGGTGAGAAGTGTGGTCGAATTGTCCTCCCGTGGGGCGTATCCTGGCCGCAGGGCGAACTTTATCCTTCCAACCCGATTACTATCCGGTTTATTTGTGGATGGACAACCACGGCCCTCATTCCGTCAAAAATCAAATCAGCGATTTTGATGATTGCCCATGATCTGTGGTCCAATCGTGAATCCCAAACATTCTCCAACAACAGCGCACAGAAATATGAAATCAATCCAACCGTCCAGCGTCTCCTGTGGAATGCGAAATTGTGGGAGGAGCTATAATGCAGGGCGAGCGAGTTTATGAATTCCCGAACAACCCAGGAGAATACACAAAATGCGATAATGGGGATTGGGCGCTTTGCGTTCCGACCGGAATCCACGGGAGAATTAATAGTTCAACGTGGGATATTACCGAACATAGGGATGGTACGATAACCGTATCACCATCAATTCAAGTCACGTCCCATATCCCTGAATATAGTTGGCATGGATACTTGGAAAAAGGTTTCTGGAGGAGCTGCTAATGCCGCGTACCGGTGAAATGAACCATCAAGTTTCTCTCCAATACAAAACCCGCGTGGCTGATGGGATGGGTGGCTGGACAGATACCTTCGTAACCGCCGCAACTGTGTGGGCAAAAATAACCACCATGCGATCCGACGAGGCAATCAATGCCATGGCGACTACCGGCACCGCAATCCACAACATCACCATTCGCTATAGAACGGACGTACGGGCAAATTGGAGGGTGCGTTATGGAAGTCGTTATTTTGCTATCATTGGTCCGCCGATCGATGTTAATTTTAAACATGAATTCCTGGATATAAAGTGCAAGGAAACTATGTAAATGAACAATTTAATAACCGCTATCCAGTCGAAAATAACAGCCGGCCCATCCAACTTTTATAACGATGTTTCCGGGCGCGTGTATCTCGATCAGGCTCCAGAAGACCGCCAGTTCCCGGATTGCATATACCTTATTGTGGTCAACGTTCCCGATAATATATTCAATAAGCACGGAGAGGAGGTGTCAGTCCAGTTCTCCCTATTTTCGACCTCCAGTTCTGTATCCGAGATCTCCACCATGTATACCGACCTCAAGGCCCTATTCGACGATGCAAAACTGACCGTCACATCCTCAACCATGGTCATCATGCAGCGCGACAGGCTAGTAACCTTCATGGATGAAATAATAACCACTTCCGGGACTCAGCGTGTCAAGGTGTGGAACGTGGACTACACAATAACCCTTCAAACAACATAACAGAAAGGAATATCAATGAAACAAACAAAGCCGGCCATCCCAACAGTTGAGGAGATCCAGGAGTTTGTGATCGCTAACGGAACAGACGATTTTGAAACATTTGGTAGAATGCCGGGATCGTTCGTTGGCGGAAACCATTGTCAGCAAGTGGTGGACGAAATAGGCCCGTGCATCCATTACCTACTGTCCAACAATGTTAAAATTTCATCCTACCTCGAAGTTGGCGCGGCGGCTGGCGGAACAACATTTCTTATCAACCACTATTTTCAGCCATCGCAAATCATTATCGTTGACAACAATTCCCATCCGAAATGTACGTTCCGTGGAAAAACTCTTTCCGGGATGGACTATGTTGAAATTATCGACGACTCCCAATCGGAAAACGCGATCCGGCGCACCAGTAAATACGCTCCGTTCGATTTTATCATTCTCGATGCGGTCCACACCTACATGGAAACCATGATGGATGTTATCCACTACTCCCCTATGCTTTCCGGTGGTGGCTATCTATTCCTCCACGATTCGGTGTGGTCCGGAGGTCAGGTTGATCGCGTGGTGCGGGAAATAAAAACTCACCCCAGCTTTACCTTCGTCAACGAATGGGTGTCATCGACTCACCAGTCAAATCCTTGTGGGATCGCGCTGTTCCAGAAAGTGAGTGCGTAGATGGCCAATATTCATCTCATTATGCCGTTCAGTAGGCCAGAGAATAAAGACAAGTTGGTTGAATTTTACCGGCCCCTTAACGTCATTCTTCATCCGATCATGTTCTGTGATGAAGTTGTCGATTGGGATGGTGAACATTGGATACATCCCGCCATTATTCCGGAGCCATCCACAAGTTGCAAAGCGATGATGCCGGGAAGCTATAAACGAAATTGGTACATTGAAAACTACGTCATCATGACGAACGATTACTACCTCACCGCTGATGATGATGATGCCTACGAGTCGAATGTGTTCGATGAAGTCAGTAAAATGAACTCTGATGTGGTTATCATCTCCATGAAACGCGGGCACTATACGCCAAAGTCCGCTCTTCCGCCTCGTAACTATCCTACCAACACCTTGATCGCCTGCCCGGAGAACATGAAAGTTGGTTTTATTTCCGCCCAGCAGATGTTCGTTAAGGGAAAGGTTTTTCTCCAGCATCCACACAACGAGGAATATCACGCATGGGACGGCGAGTTGGCGGAGCATTATGTTGAATCAGAAGACATCCTATACCGTCCTGACTTGTTTGCTCTGTTTAATTATTTTGAACCGGGGAGGTGGCGCAATGACGAAAAAATCTTCTTCGGTGCCATGATTAACGACACCTTGCGACTCGACATGGTTTTATCAAAATCGCAAATGGCAAACGAAAAATTATACTTCGTCCAAAACCCGGAATCCGCAACCAAGGGTTTAAATTTCCTCCTCGACAAAGCAGACGGAGAATCGGCAGACATTGCAATCCTCATTCATCAAGACATGTACTTTCGCCATGGGTGGATAGATCAGGTCCGTTCGCAAATCAAACTTCTCCCGGCCAATTGGATTGTTGCCGGTGTAATCGGGAAAGACGCAACCGGAATTATTTGTGGTAAATTCCACGACATGCGCATCCCTGACCATTTCAACACTTCCGATATCCACACCTTCCCTCATGAAGTTTGCTGTTTCGACGAGGCTGTTATTATCGTCAACCTGAAATCCGGATTCCGCTTCGACGAAACAATGACCGGATTCGATCTCTACGGAACCCTATGCGTTCTCCAAACCTGGGAAATGGGCGGTTCGGCTTGGGTCATCGATGCCTTTTGTGAGCATTATTGCATGAGGCCATTTACCTGGCATCCGGATGAGCTATTTATCAGTAATTATAAGTGGCTTTTTGATAAGTTTTCTGCTAAATGGAAACTAGACTCGACAGCATTGGGATTGTCCCCCGACGCAGAGGAAAAGTTAGAACAAATCAGAGCATTTATGACTTCGGCAGCTCCGGAGTAAATTAAAACCAAGGCTCCTAGCCCTGGACTACTTAACCAACAAGATTTAAAGGAGGATATTCAAATGGCTAAAATATCTGGCGTCAACGGAAAAGTGATGTACGGGAGCACGGTTGTTGCCGAAATGACAACTTGGTCGATGTCGGGATTCTCGATGCCCGTAACGTCTGCACCTACTGCGTTCGGCGATACTGGCACGAAGGTTTACGAAGTTGCGGAGCTTGGTGAGGCCGGAACGATCGAATTTTCCGGCAACTACGATGCGACGGATACCACGACGCAGGCAGTTTTAAACGCGGTCTGTCAAGCGGGAACGCATCTTACAAACCTCTACCTGTACGCCAACACCTCAACTTTTTGGCGCGTTGCTTTGGGCGGATATATCATCGTCACAAAAGCGTCGGCAATCACGCTTCCCCGTAATAACTTCGGTACCATTTCCTTCTCCGGCCAGGTGTCCAGCAAGGCCATGGAGCAGGTTGGGACGGGGACGTAGCCCTGCGGGCAGCTTAGGCGGTGGCCAATTTAATAGATCAGCCAAATTAATAGAACAAGCGTTCTAGTTGAACAGTTTTGCAAACTTTAACCAGAAAGGTGGAGGGCGATGCGAGAGGAAAAGTTTATTGATATTGATTTGGATGCTTCGGAAGGTGAGTGGTTTCCGTTTCAGGTTTCTTCCATTGATCCGGATACCGGGAAGGTTATTTGGGATGCTCCCGCTTTGGACGACAAGGGTGAGCCTATTGCTTCGCTCAAGATTCGCATCATGGCCCCGTTCTACGAGGAGCGTATCGTAAAACGAGTCAGGATCGTGGAGCATGTATTCAACCCCAAGAGCCGGTCGATGGAAAGAATATCCTCCTTTAAAGACCTGACCATGGATGAGATCCGTGCGGAACGTGACGATGCCATTGATTACGCTATCACCGACATCAAAGGATTCCGTGACAAATCAACCAAAAAACCTCTCGAATGTACAAAAGAAAACAAACTCGCATTGATGAAAATCCCGGTTATCGATCGGTTCTTTGGTCGCTGCCAGGAACTCCTGGGACAGTTTTCCGTAGAGAAACGCAAGGAGGAGGCTGAAAATTTTACCAATGGGTCGTATGGGCAGATCAATATAGACCCGGAATAGAGGGTGGCCCGTGCGACTATTGCTTCAAAAAGCACCAAGAAAGGACACCTCCCGACGAGCCTCCGTGCCAATCATGTCGGGTGGAGCTGGTGGATGCGAATAAACTAGCGGCTAAGGTGTTCATGATGGTGCGGTCGCAAACACTAGACAAAATATTCATGGAATCAGGGATGGGGGGAGGGGTTGCTTACTCCCGTCCCTACACACTTAACCATGTTGCGGTGTGGGCCATGATAGACGCCATAAAGATTACCGACAGATTGGATTGTTTTAATCGCGTGATGGCTGTGTTCCATGAATGGTTAAGAAATCAGGAGTAGTAAATACCAAGGGAGTTTCCGATGCCGAAAGTTTTCATCCAAAGGGAAATCGCAGATGAAGTTGTAATGGGTGAAGCTATGCGGAGACTTCAAGCAGCGGGAGAAATTCTGGCGGCGAAGATAAAGTCAAATCTCCAATCCGCAATCAATACCGCAACGACCCGTGAAGCGAGAATAAAAACAAAAAGCGGGTTTGTGACAAAAACTGTTCCTCGTTATCAATCACGCCCCCCCTACAAAACCGGAAAATACGCAGGCAAGTGGTGGACTGCCCGCGATGCAGGGGAACTCCTCCGATCTGTTCGCGTAGTTACCAAAAAAGATTCCACCCACCGAAACATTTGGATTATTGTCGGAAATTCCAAAGCATACTACTCCGCGATGTTTGAATACGCAACCGACCCCAAGCGCGGGAAGAAGTTCTATCGTCCCGCATTGGCCTCCGCAAGACCAGCAATGAAATCGGTGATCGAAAATGGCTAACGAACCAGGCGGGACAAAATTTGCGCAACTCATAACCGAGATCGATCTTGACCGTTCCAAGTACGATAAAAAACTTGATGAATCGGTCGAGGCAGCGAATTTAGCCACTGTAAAAATAGAGTCCGCATTCAAAAAACTTGGCGTTCGTACCGATGAAAGTTACGAAAAACAGCGCATCGCTATCACCACGTTCTATAAAAAAATAATCAATGATGCCAACTCCTCCGCCAATGAACGCGCCGCTGCGGAAGAAATGTTGGCGAAGAAAATAGAGGCCATCAATGCCAAGCAATATTCTGCGTTAAGTTCAATGCGAATGGCTGAGAAGAAATCAATAGACGATGCTCAGCGTGCTCAGGATGCTCATTGGTCAAACATGGGAATCCGTTCAAGTGCGGCCATCAATGCTCAGAAAAAGCAGGTAATGGATTCATATAATGCCATCATTGCCGGTGCTCAGGGGAATGCCAAAGAAATAGAGCGGATCGAGTACCACAAAAATCAAAAATTAAAATCATTGCAGGAAGAAATGGAAGGTGTCCACGGGATGTCGATGGCCGCGATGACTCGTGCGGTGTTGAGATTTTACGCAGCGTATTACATTGCCAGCCAAGCAATAACCGGAATCTCTAACTTGTTCATGGGTGGAGTCGAAACAATCGACAAGATGAAACTATCCGCCGTGTCTGTTGCCGCAACGATAACAAACTTGCAAGGAACAACCGGCGACATAATGGAAAACTACAAAAACAATCTTGCTTACGCGCAGGCCCTTGTTCCCGTCTTGATGCAGATTGATGCAGCTTCGTTTGCCAATCTCGAACAGGTGCAATTAATCAATCAAGCTCTGGCAACAAACGGCGTAATTCTGGATGGAACAAACAAGAAGCAAGTGGAAACCATGACCGACCTCACGAACATGATAGCGATCATGACGAAAGGACAAAACCAGGAGCAGCAGGCATTACAGGAAACAAACGCATTGGTCCGAGGAGAAGTCAACACAAAGGCAAGGGTAGCTCTTGCGATTGACCAAATGATTAAACGCCAGGGAGATTACAAAGACGGCCTTAAGGGATTAAATGAAGAGGCAAAAAAACACGGAGACTGGCTTGAGAGAATAGCCCCATATCTTGTTGGAATCAGGGCCGCTGCCGGAGATATCACCGCAACGTGGGAGGCTGTCAGTTCCTCGCTCAAAACAACATGGATGATTATCCAAACGGAAATATTCGCTGGTTTCTATAAATGGCTTGTTACGACTGGACAAGAAATGGTTGGATGGTTCAGGGAAAACGCATTCGAGATAGGGAAATATTTCCGGATTGCATTTGATGCGGTCGGTAGCGTTATCCAGGGAGTGTGGGGATTGCTCAAGGGATTTATTCCCATCCTAAGCGATATAAATAAATCAACGGGAATGATTTCTTATGGATGGGGAGGGGTGTTCGCGGTCCTTAAACCTATTGGGGAATTTTTGGGAAATTCTATTGCCCTATCCTATGAGCTTGTTAAAATGCTCGGGAACGCAACATTGGCGATTGCGGCGTTTGCAACAAGGAACAAAGATGTGGCTAAAGTAGCATGGGATGAAGCAAAGGCCAGTTTTTCCAAAACAGAAGACCTGA